TACAGCAACACCAACAATATTACCATCATTTGTAGGCCATCCAGGCCCTTTGCTTTTGATGTTTGGATCCTTAGTCTCTAAGTCTATCGCTATTTCTTTTGCGTTCTTTAAATCAGGAAAACTAGTGGGTGTTTTCCAGTCTGAACTTTCTCGGTACACCAAGTTTATTTGTTGGCTCATAATATTTTCCTTTTATATTCATTAGCTTCATTTATACTTTTTTGAATTGCGTTTTTAAGTATAAGTGTATAACTATTATTAAACAAAACAAAATCTTTCTCTCTACCCATTTCATAAAATTTAAAATTTATTTTATTTTGAAAGTGAAAGTAGGTACTCCATAAAAAAGGATCTTCTAAATGTTTTTCTAAAAATTCATCATTAAATTTCATATGTTCAATGATTGGAAATTTAGGTATGATGTTTAAAACTCCATTATCATTCCAAATAATATATCTATGATGATTATATCCTCGCCAGGCTACGTTTGTTCCAGCATCTACATCTTTAGATAATTCACATAATGCAGATGGTGTTTCGATATATCCCGCTTTTGCAATTCTTGATATTTCTTTTAAAGCATGAACTGGATTCCATAAATCTTCAATAACATGTCTACAATAAACAAAATCAAATTCATTGTTTTTATAAGGTAAAATTTCTGACGCTACGTCTACAGTTTTATATTTATTAATTCTAGATTTTTCTTCATTAGTCCAACCACAAAATTCTGTAGCTTTGCTAAAAGGTAAAGTTCCAGGGCCAATTTCTAAAACGTTAGCATCTTCTTTAATTAAAGATTCTATATATTCTAAATTTTGTTTAATTGGTATCCAGTATTTATTTTTGTTCATAAATATAATTTTCTTCTATATGTTGGTTCAACTTATTTTTATTACTAAATGCATATAATGCTGCATGATAATCTTCTGGAAATATTTCAAATGTAACATCTTGTGTTCCTTCTAATTGAACATAGATTTCTAAATGAAATGTATGATTATCTACCTTTATTGTTTTTTTTACTTTGTTTGCCATCTTGTAACTTTTTAATTTCTAAATCACAGTAGTGTTTTATTTTTTGTAAATCTTCAATACCATTTTTATCTAAATATCTACAAACGTATTTCACAACGTTGCCTTGAAAAAATGATAAATTATTTTTTGAAATAAATTCGTAGGGTTGAATCGTAAAGTTTTTATAATGATTCCCTCCTATTTGTTTATCTTGCGGGAACAATTCTTCAAACATATTTTTATCAGTCATATTATACTCCACACATTCCTTCACACTCCATATCCATTCCTTCTAACAAGTCACCTTGTTTATCGTCTTTCTTTTTAAAGTCAACTTCATCTAAAGGTTTACCAGATCTGTGTAAAAAATAATTATTTTCTTCAGGCTTACATCCTTTGAAACCTGTTCTAAGTTTTTTATCTAATTGAACTACTTCTTCAAACTCATCAGGTGTTTCAGTTTTAATTCTTAACCATTCTTCATCAGAGTGATACGGGCAAAAAGTACATGCTGATCTTGGCGGTTCTGGAAAATTATTATCCTTCATCCATTTAATACAATCGGCTCTAGACATACCTTTATCAATTAATGGATATTCAAAATCAATATAATGATATTGAGATGTTCTCATTCGTATAGCTTCATCTTTTGATATACCAAATATCTGTTGAACTTTTTTATCTTTTGGAACTCTTTGTTTATATCCAACACCAAGTAATCTTCTAATTTCTTTAGTCACTGGTTCTATTTTATATGTTGCGGTACACATACGTCTTAGTATTCCCTTCTTACCAGTTACCTTGTGTCTAACATACATAGGGACCGTAGATCCTCTAACATATGTTCCTTCATTAGATTTAATCATTCCCTCTTTTAAAGATCCTGCTGATACAATGTTTACAGGATAAGATAGTTGTTTAGTTAGCCACTCTAACCATTCGTAAACTTTTTTAGGCTCTGATCCCGTGTCAGAAAATAAAGCGTAGTCTACCATAGGTATCTCACCCTTCTCTATCATTAGTGCTAGTGTAGAGCTCTGTACTCCTGCTCCAAGGGATAATACTCTTAAATTAACCGACATGTTTCATTCTCCTTACTTCGTTTAATATTCTAGCTAATGGAAATGAATATTCATAATGACTTCTCAGAATATGAATATTTTTCTTAGCTCTGGTAACTCCAACATACCAAACTCTAAATTCGGAACTTCTTTCAAATCCTACTTTGTTTTGAATATGAGCTACCCAATTTGTTTTCTCATATAACACGACATTGTCTGCTTCTCCACCTTTAATTGAATGGATTGTGTCTACTATCATCTCTGAATTTTTAACGATATCCGTACCAGAATCAATAAGTTTTTCAAAATAAAGCTTATCTTTTTCTGCAAAATTACGGTTAAATGTATCTATCCAATAATCTTTTTTAGCATCTAAACCACACCATTTAACTAAATAATCATAATCCAACAATTGATCTTTATGTATATTAGCCCAACGTTTGGAATCTAAAGATCTCCAACCAAACTTAACTTCATTGATATAAGTGTAAACTATTTGAACTTCTTCTTGTGATATACTTTCTCCATCCATCAATCTATTCCATATTTGAATAGCGTTCCACTTGTTTAAATCAAATGACTTTCTACCTTTTGAATCTTGAAAAAATAAACCAATATGTTTTGCTGCATTTCTAAGCTCTTCTACAATCTCATTAGTCCGACCCAACATCATCCATGATCCGTCAGCCGTGAATGGTATGTCTTGTATTCTATTGTAAGTAAATATATTTCCCTCAATGTCTTGTGGTATGAATTGTTTGTGCTTTCGACCTTGAATATAGGTTGCAAGATATTGTGAGTAATCGTGAATAGCTGAAGGTATACGATACGATTTTCTTAATATATAATCTCGACCAGGAAAATTATTAAATTCATTTACATCTGCACCATTCCATTCATAGATCGCCTGGTCATCATCCCCTGCTAAAAATATTTTATTACTAAACTCTGCTAACTTATAAATTAGTTTCCATTGCAATGGAGTTAGATCTTGAGCTTCATCTACAATTAATACTTTTAAATTAGGTGGAGTACCATGTTCTATGTACTCATCAATCATATCAGTAAAATCTACTCTATGATCTTGTTTAAATTCATTATATGCATCTATGATTATTTTATATTTCGCATAAACTACACGTTTTACTTTTTCATTTTTATACGCATCATCTGGATGAACTAACATATTTCTAGCTTTATCATACACCCGAAGGGACCAATCATTCCAAATAGCTTGTCCATTATGCTTTTCATATCTAATCTTAGGTAAACCTAGAGCTTCTGCAAACTCTACCATATCTACTTCTGGATCTATTACAGGTTTAGTTTTAAAGTTTTGTCTACAAAAACTATGTATGGTTCTAAAATTTTTCAAATCCTCATCAGTTAAATCTTTAAATTGTTTCTCCGCTCTATGTTTAGCTTCATTCACAGCTTTATTAGTGAAAGATAAGTAAGCAATATCTGAAGGCATAATACCTCTAGTAAATAATTTATCTAATTTATTTAAAAGAGTTGTAGTCTTCCCTGTTCCTGGAGGGCCATATATCTTTACTGTTTTATTGTGCAGGCGGTTCATCAAATTCAGCTTTCTTTTTAGTAAAGATGTTATTAGATCTTTCAATAACTGGTTCTATGAACTTAGGACAATACCAAATGTTTTTTGTTTTGATTTTATCAAAGTATTCTTTTTTGATTGCGCCGTTCTTTTTTAAGAAATTAATTAATTCAAACTTCTTAACCGCTTTATTTGTTTTTCTTACAAATCGTTCGAATGTTTTATATTTAAATATAACTTTCTCATCATATAAAAACCACATATCTGCTTCAATTTGAGATGCATTATCTGCTTGTTGTGTTTCTTGAGTAAATTGAATCATCATATCTTTAAACTCTTCTTGTGCTTCAGACTCTTCATCATAGCCTTCAATATCCTGCTGCATAGTTTTTAGAGTCATTAAGAATTGTCTAAACTCTCTATCTTTTAACTTTTGCCAAACAATATCCGCTTGATCAAATAAAGCTTCAGCAAATAACTGTTGTTGATTACATTGTTTACCTGATAGCTCAATTGTTTTCTTTTCAATTGTTAAATAATAAATAGGTGGACTTGTTTTTAATCTTTGAAATGAATCTACTTTAGGAACATATGCTGCAGTATCTATTCCAAACTTTAACGTTTTGCATAACTCTGCATTACAATGATTCTTCATCGGTAAATCACTACACTTGTATGCGTAATCTTTTTTCTCGTATTGTTTGATTAGTCCTTGAACTTCATGTTTAGGTAACGGATCTTTGAATTGATCATTTCTATCCCAAACTTCTTTTTGCCACCCGTCTGGACTTTTCTTTTTCGCTAAGGTCGC